CTCCTTTATTGCTCTTTATTACTTCTTGGCTAAGACTTTTCAGCTCTAAATATCAAAATTCAACTAGAGCTGATCTTGAAGTTTTAATCTCACTCTTTGTTACTGAGATGGGGTTTGCTAACTGCAAGACTGTTCAATGGCTAGATAAGATGTTTTATGTTTTCCTTGGTATAATGTGTAGTGGTTATCTTATGACATCTCACATTGATACCATTTCTCTTATATTTGTCATATGGCTAATCATCACGTGCATTTTAGTTGATGCTGGCTTTAGAAATCCTTTTTCTTTTTGGGAATTCTTTGACAAAATGGTTTATGGTGATGATACTATAATGGCAGTCCCTTTAGAACTTATAGAATATTTTGGTAATGATGAAGGTGTTCCTACAATATTGATTGCAGAATTTCAAAAATTTGGTCTTACACTCAAACCCAAAGAAACTAGGGTTTATGTACCAGAACCTGGTCATGTTGACAAATTCTTCACTTTGATCAAAGATGATGAGATTGTTAGCTCAGGAGTTCATTTTCTCCAGAGATATTTTGTAAAGTATGATGAATATCTCAATCCCGTTCATCCTGATCAACCCGCTCAATATATATTACCTTGGAGACCTTCAAATAAGATCATTTGTAAAGCTTCTATTGATCCATCAAATTGGGAAAGTTTTGGCACGGAGATATATGCCGCTGCCTTTGCTAAAGCTTTTGGTCTCATAATGGATGCAGGGCCGAATAAGACTATGCACATCTTTCTACGTAACATAATGAAAGAGTACCTTCGTCTAGATCCAGATGCTGATTATAAAGCTCGTTTTCTCTCATCTACAGGCTTCTTTTCTGATGTCCTAAAGAAATTTGGACATTTTGACCAAACTTTTCTGGTCGAATTCAGAAAGATGTCTTACGAAGAGTCTTACTTTTGGGTTTGCAATCACATCACTTTGGGTCCTTTCGCTCACCTTTATAAGAATCCTGCTACTGACGTAACTGATTATAGAGAGTTCTTAACACCCCAGTTTGTATCTAAATATTACTCACCTGGTTCTGCTCACGGCTCTGAAAAGCTCTCTACTAATCGTGTTGTTCTTCATAATTTACATAATAAGAATAAAATAAATAAATAAGCTTAAGCTTATGCAAT